CCGGTTCCTGCTGGACCGGATTCCGGATTATTACGAGCGGCTGAGAGCGAGCTACGACGAGCGGTTTTATCAGCAGGAAGTGCTGGGGCAATATCTGGCACTGCACACGGGCCGGGTGTATTTCGACTTCGACCGGGAGAGGAACCTCGCGGAGGCGGAGATCGATCCGGCGAGACCGTTGCTGTGGGCGCTGGATTTCAATTTCGATCCCATGAGCTCGGTAATCGCGCAGGTGAGAGACGGAAAGGTGACGGTGTTCGACGAGATCGTGCTGCACCGGGCGAGCACACATCAGGCGTGCGAGGAATTCGAGGGACGCTTTCCGGAGCACGCCGGCGGTCTTACGGTGTACGCGGATGCGAGCGGCGGCCACATGCAGACGACGGGGAAAACGGATATCGCGATTCTCAGGGAATTTCTGAACGGGGACCGGTACGGAGGCGTGCAATTCAAAGTGCCGAAGGCGAATCCGGCGGTGCGGGAGCGGGTGATGTTGATGAACGTGAAGCTGGCCGGACATGGGGCCGCGGCGCCGCTGCTCATCGATCCGCGGTGCAAGGAATTAGTGAAGGACTTCGAGCAAGTGACCTACAAGGAGAACAGCCAGGTGATCGACAAGGAACGCGATTGGCGAAGGACGCACTTATCGGACGCGCTGGGATACCTGGTATGGCAGGAATGCCGGGGCGGAATGATACCGGGCGAGAGAGGGCAACGCATTGTTTAACGACTTTTGGGTCGCTCTGGACCGCGCGTCAAAGCCGGCCAGATCGGCGGGAGGGGGCAACGAAATTGTATAGCGACTCTATCATCAGCCAAATCTCGGTGGAGCTGGGCGAGCTGGCGCGCACGGGCACAGACGGGTTCGACATCGACCGGGAGCATCCGCAATACGTCGCGCGCAAGCAGACGTGGAAGCGGTACCGGGATCTATACCTGGGCGGCGAGCATTTCCGGCACCACGCGACTTCGTACCTGATCCGGCGGCAGAGGGAACCGGGAGACGTGTACGCCGAAAGACTGGCGCGAGTGTTTTACGAAAACTACATCGGATCGATCGTGGATTGGTACGCGGCGACGGTGTTCCGGACAGAACCCGTGCTGACGTTCGGCGGAACGAATGAACCCGCGCAGAAGTTTTTTAGCGCCTTCGTCGAGGACACGGATCGCAAGGGAACGCCGCTCGCGGACTTTTTCCGGAGGCAGTTCATCGACGCGCTGATCAGCGGAGCAAGCTACGTACTGGTAGATTTTCCGCGCCTCGATCGCAAGCCGGAGAATCGCGCGGAAGAAGAGGCGTTGGGAGCATCGAGGGCGTACCTGGTGGAATACAGCGCCGAGGACCTGATCAATTGGAGCCGCGACGATCTGGGTAACTACGAATGGGTGGTGCTGCGGACGTCGGCGATCAAGAAAGATCGCGTCGAGGACGCCGACTGGCGCGAGGAGCGGCGGTGGGTTTACTACGACAAGCAATCGTATCGAATTTACGTGCAAGAGGGTTTCCTGAATGCACCCGCGGCCGCGGGCGGCGAAGCGGGAGCGATCAAGCTGGTCGCGCAAGGCACGCACGGGCTGGCTAAACAGAATCAAGTGCCGCTGTTCGGGCTGCGGATTCCGGAGGGGCTGTGGATGCTGAACCGGGCGGGCTCATTGCAGTTGGAGCATTTCAATAAATCCAATGCGCTGGCGTGGGCGCTGACGATGGGGCTATTCGCGATGCCGGTGGTTTATTCCGAGCGCGAATGGAGCCAGATGGTGGGCGAAAGCTATTACATCCAACTGGGGCCCGAGGACCGGTTCGGATGGACGGAGCCCGAGGGCAAGGTCTATCAGATCGCCGCCGACAATCTGACCCGCCTGCAGGAAGAGATCTATCGCGTGTGTTACCTGGCGCAGGCGGGAGGGTCTCTGGACCGGGGATCGAATCAATCCGGGCTGAGCAAGCAACTGGATTTCGCGATCACGGAAGAAGTGCTGCGGGCCTACGGCGATGCGGTGAAGGATCAGATGCGGAGGGTGCTGAAAGCGATCAACACAGCGCGTGAAGACGGGCTGGAGATCAGCGTGACCGGCATGGACGAGTTCGACATCGACGATTTCACCAGCGAGATCGCCGACGCGAAGGAGCTGCTGGGGTTGGGAATCGGCTCGCCGACGATGCGCAAGGAGATCTCGAAGCGGCTGGCGCTGCTGTATCTGGCGGATGCGCCACAGGATGTGAAGGACAAGATCGCGGCGGAGATCGAAGCGAACGCAGGCGTCAGGGGACAGGCGTCAGGGGATCCGGCGGGCGGGGAGAACAAAGGCAATGGCTGAAGAGCTCGGTGACATTCGCGCGGTGGTGCAGGCGGTGGTGCAGGAGTTCCTGCCGCAACGGACGGAGTTGGAAGAAGCGCGCAAGCAACGGGAGGATTTAGAGCGCCGCGTCAACGAGCTGGTCGCCGAAAACACGAAGACACGCGCGAGGGCCGATGAGGCCGAACGCAGCGCGACGGTTCGCGCGGAGCTGCAGAGGCAGGGCGTGTCGAAGCTGGACTTGGCGTACCGCGCGATTCGAGACGAGATCTCGCGCAGCGAAGACGGGAGATTGGTGGCGCAAGGCGGCACGGATCTGCGGGACTACGTAAAGCAATTCGTCACGGAGAATCCGGAGTTGCTGCCGGCAAGGGTCAGCGGCGGCTCGGGAGCGGTGGCGAGCCAGCCAGGCGGCCCGGTGGATGGAGGAGTGGATTTCGAAAGGATTCGTCCGGGCATGAACCCGGACGAAATGGAGCGGGTGCGGCAAGAGATCGCAAGGGTTGCGTCGCAGACGCTGCGGGGACTGTGAAGTTAATCAAGGAGAAAACATGGCAACAATTACTTCAGCTAATGTCGCGAACGCGATCGTAAAGCTAGTGGCGGCCGACGCGCTTCCGGCTTTGGTGGGGAACCTGGTGATGGGGAACCTGGTGAATCGCGACTACGAACGGACGCTGGCTCGCGCGGGAGATACGGTCAACGTGCCGATTCCGCCGACGCTGGTGGCGAATAACATCGCCGAGGGCGGGTCGGTGCAACCGCAGAATCCGAACCTCGGAAACGCGCAGATCGTGCTCACGACACACGTCGAGGCGACGTTCCAGGTTCCGGACGTCACGAAAGTTCTGGCGGTGCCGGACCTGTTGAAACTGTACATGCAGCCGGCGGTGGTGGCGATCGCCGAGCGGATTGAGACCGACATTCTGTCTCTGTATCCGCAATTCACGGCTAATACGGCGGTGGGAACGGCCGGAACGGCGCCGACTGAAGCCACGGTGGACGCGGCCGAAACTGCGCTGTTCAACGCAATGGTGCCGGCCAGCCGAGCGAAATATCTGGTAGTGGATCCGATCGCGTACTCCGCGCTGCGACAGATTCCGCGATTCACCGAATACAACACGGTGGGTGAGGCGGGCCTGCGCGCCATGATCGACGGCGCGGTCGGCAAGATGAAAGACTTATACATCTTCCGTTCACAGTTTGTTCAATACACGGGAAGCAGCCCGGCGACGACGCACAACCTGGCGTTCGCGCGCGACGCGATCGGCCTGGTGATCCGCCGGCTGCCGCAGCCATTGCCGGGCACGGGAGCGATCGCCGAATATGCCGAGCTCGGCAATTTCGGGATGCGCGTCACGATGAGCTATCAGCCGAACACACTGGCGCAGCAGTTCACGGTGGACGTGCTGTACGGCACCGGCGTGCTGCGGAATAGCTTCGGCGTGCAAGTGAATAGCTAAAGGGGAAAACGTCGGGACAGCCCGCTCTGCCCGTGCGCGGCAGGATGCACGTGTTCGTGCTTCCGAACGCGGTTCGGCGCAGAGCAGGGAGTCCCGGTTTTTCGGAAGAGAGGCATTTTCGGATGAGAATCATATGGCCCTGCTGACGGACGGAAATCCAAACGACTCGGAAGCGCTGGAAGTTTACGAGAGCTCGATTCTGAGTGTGGCGAACGTGGAATCGATCAATCTGGACGTCAAGCTGCGGCTGGCGACGGAGGAAGTCTCGCAGGATATTTTGGATGTCCTGATCGAGCATACGCTCACTATCGGCGATCAGGCGCAGATGCGGAGACGCATCGGCGTTAGCGACGTCGTGGTATCGGCGCCGATGAAGCGGTGGCACGCGCTGCACACGCTGGACACATTTTATCGAGATGCGTATAACAACCAGCTGAACGATCGCTACCGGTTGAAATGGGAAGAGTATCAGAAGTTGGGGCGCGACGCGCGCGAACAGACGCTGCGTTACGGGATCGGTTTGGTGCTAAAGCCACTGCCGACTCCGGGTGCGCCGCAATTCGGAATCGCGGCGGGGCAGACCGCCTCGACCACGTATTACGTCCAGGGAACCTGGGTTTCGGCAACGGGAGAAGAGAGCGCTCCGAGCCGGCTCACGACGTATACGACGGTGGATGGAAGTCTTTTGACGGTGCTGTTGCCGAATCCGCCGGCCGCGGCTACCGGGTGGAACGCGTACGTCAGCATGAACGTCCAGCCACCGGCGCTCCAGAACAGCACTCCCATGGCGCTGGGCAGTTTATTCACGTTGGCTGCGGCGGGGGTGGCGGTGGGACGGCGTCCCGGCGATGGACAGTATCCCAATCTTTTCATTACCGGCGGCAGAACGCTGATGCGAGGTTAAAAAATGGCGCAAGCGGCAAGCATCATGGCGCAGCAGTTCGTGACGCTGTTGACGGACACTAGCACCGGAATTGGGCCGGCGCTCGCTCAGATTGCGACCGATGCGAACGTCGCGCTGACGCCGATCGCGGCCGCGAACATCGTAATGCAAAACACGCCGGTGGCGATCGCCCAGGCGCACCTGGTGGCGCAGTATCCGGCGCTGCAGGTTTATGTGGACCGGGTGCAGAACGTGCTGATCGAGAAATTCCGGACATTTTCCGGAAAAGTGCGGACCGTGGCGGAAGTGCGGATCTCACAGGACCGCATCGAGGGATTGGAACAGCAACTGCGGCTGTACGTCGACGGCGTGACGCAGGTGCTCGATACGAATCGAGGGAGCTGGGGGCAGGGGATGTTCTACACAGGCCAGTATGAAGTGCGGTTCGACCCCGTACAACAGGGCGGACGCAATTTTCTACAGATTGCCAAGGTAATTTTCGAAGTGGATCTGTCGAGCTAAGGAAAATCATTCATGTCGAGTTATATATCTTCGAACAATAATCGATTCTACGTCGCGCTCGAATCCACCTACGGAATTGTGCCGGCGATCGCCAGCCAGAACCGGATTCCGGCGGTCAAACTCGCGGCGCAGCAAGTGCTGGAGCAGACGGGGCGGCGCGATAAGACGGGAAGCCGGACCTTCGTGGGGCTCCCGAATTCGATTCGCAAGAGGACGGCGTACCAGCTGAACACGTTTCTGACCGACTGGAGCAATCAGAGCGCAGCCCCGAGCTACGGGCCTTTGCTTCAGGCGGCGATGGGCGGGACTCCCTTGCTGTACGCGGGAGGGACCATCGCGTCGAGCAACGGATCGACGGGCGTGGTGTTCGCAACGCCGCACGGGTTGACGTCCGGGCAAGCGGTGACCAATAACGGAGAGATCCGGTTCGTGGCTTCCGTTCAGGACACTATGACGTTGACCTTGAACGCGCCGTTCACGGCGGGACTTACGGCGGGTGCGGCGCTGGGAGCCACGATCACATATCCTCTGGCCGACAGTTTGGGAAGCGTGAGCGTGTTGGACTACTGGGACCCGAGCGGTGCGGTGCAAAGGCTGCTGTGCGGGGCCGCGGTCGACCGGATGAGAGTGAGGGTGAACGGCGACTATCAGGAATTCGCGTTCGGTGGTCCGGCGCAGGATTTGCTCGATAGCGCGAGCTTCATGAGCGGGCAGGGAGGGCTGACGGCGTATCCAGCGGAGCCTGAGATTGCGAATTTCGACTACACGATCGTTCCGGGACATCTGGGGGAAGTGTGGATGGGCGTGCCGGAGGCGCAGTTTTTGACCGTGACTCAGGCGGAGCTGGCGCTCGACAACAATGTCGATTTGCGGGTGAAGGAGTTCGGCAGCGATTACGCGCGGTGCATCGCGGCGGGAATGAGGTCGGTGGCACTGAACTTCAGTCTATTCGAAATGGCGGATGCACAGACGCCGGCACTGTATCAGGCGGCGCGGCAGAGAACGCCGATCGGCGTGATGTTGCAGCTGGCACAGCAAAGCGAGCAATTATTCGGAGCCTACATGCCGGCGATGGTCCCGGAAGTGCCGGAGTTCGACGACAGCGAAACGAGGCTGCAGTGGCGGTTCCGCAACAACCGCGCGCAGGGAACGGCGGAGAACGAGCTCTATGTCGCCTTCGGATAAAAGTGGTTACCACTACGAGAGCGTCTCGTGGTTTGACGCGGAATCGGCCGCGGGCGTGCGGTTTGGGATCGCAAGGATCTCGTTCGGGAGGCGGATGGAGCTGGCACGCCGCATGCGGGAGATCGGCCGCAAGATCGAATTCCTCTCGGCGGGAGACGACGCGCGCGAAAAGCTGGAGGCAGCCGTCGTGAGCGCGGAAATCGACAGCGCGTATTTAGAGTGGGGCCTGGTTGCGGTGGCGGGATTGTCGATCGACGGCGAGGCGGCCAACCCGACGAACGTCATCGAAAAGGGTCCGATGGAGCTGGCGGCGGAAATCCTGGCCCGGGTGAAGGCGGAGTGGTCGCTGAGCGGGGACGAAAGAAAAAACTGACGATCGCATTCCACTTTCTCCGCGGAG